GGACCACACGATATGGTGATGTGCCAGTGGCAAAGTGGATCTGAAGCATTGAACTTACAGTTCCTACATTACTGGGTAAGTGTAGAAGCGTGCTATTCATATAGCACAAGTATCCAGGCTAGAGGTCGTATCAGACGCATTGGACAGAAGATGCCACAGTTTTACTATTATCTAAAAACTGAGCACACTATTGAAGACGCAGTGTATGAAGCACTTAAAACGAAATCAGATTTTTCTGAGGACGTATGGTGCGTAAGTAATAAACTAATCGAGGAGGAGAAATGATAAAGCTAACTGAAGAAGAGCGAAAGGCTCGAAGAAAAGAAGCGTGTCGTAAGTATTATCTTAAGAACAAAGATAAATTCGCTGAACGCAACCATAAGTATAACAAAGAGCACCGTGAACAATTAACTGAGTATAGGAGAGGATGGAGAGAAAGGAATCGAGAAAGTTATAATGAATATCATAGAGAGTATCGTAAGAAAAGAAAGGAGGAAGAATGAGTAAATTATTGTTCGTAAAACATGGTAAAAACATTGAGGCTGGACACGAATATAAAAATAATAATGGTATACCGTTTTTTAGTGCAAATCTTATAATTAAACCAAGAGAGAAGGAAGTCTGGACTAATTGCGGCGATGCGTATTATGATTATTCAATAGGGTTTAAAGAATTCTTGGAGATAGCGGATAAAATTAAAGAGATAAAGGAGGAAAAATGAGTGAATACAATAAAAGATTACTAATCAAATATGGAACATTCACATTATTCTTAATCATAGGAATAACTATGTTCTTCGTAGGGCTCTTAAATGGTGGAGCTGGTAAAGAGAACGACCCAGCTTTTAGTATGGTTTTCATATCAGGGTTCATACTGTCTGGGGTGTCGATACTATTTATATTTTTTTCATTAACGGAGGATTTTTAAGGAGAAGGATGGGGAAGATTCATAAAGATTTTCAAAGGGGCAAGCGAGTTTTGGTCATGTTAAGAAATGGGGAAAAAATAGTCGGCAAATTTATTTCTAATGACTCACGAGGCATAACTCTTGACCAAGATAGACACATCGATAACAAAGATATTAGAGCAATAACGATTTTGAAAGGAGAAAGATATGAGCTGGCAAGATGACGCAATGGCCGAACAAGACTGTGCAGATGCTCTATTCGGTATGGGTGAAGCCGAGTGGAGGGATACCTTTTGCGAGGCTATGAAGCGTGCAAAAGAAGACCAAGATAAGATAATTAAGGAGGCTAATGAAAGTAGTTAGAGACAATTTATACGAAGATTATAATTTTAGCCATGATTATCCTATAATGGGAAAAATCTGGAAGTTCAAATGTCGCTTTTGTGGCAAAGACTTACGAAAAATGCCGAAAGATTCTATCGTAAAAGGCGAAGTCTACTGGGGATGGGGCGAAGAAGGTCACCTTGAGAGACATTGGTGGTGCAATGAATCCTGCGCCAAGAAATGGTATTCAGCACAAAAGAAGGCCCATAATAAAAGTAAGCGTGATAAAGAGACATTGAACGAGCGCATCAAAGGTAGGAAAGGATTATTTGACAAAGTAAAAGATGTTTGATATACTAAAAGCATAGAGAAGGGGAATGCCCACCCTTGCCCTTCTCTAACTATAACTTAATACAATTAGGAAAGGAGAACCTATGAAGGTTGTAAAAGGTCAGGCTTTGACTGCACCTAAGCTCATGATTTATGGGCTTTCTGGTGTGGGCAAGTCAAGTCTGGCAGCAAAACTAGAAAAGCCTTTGTTTCTAGACTTCGAAGGTGGCTTAAACTATCTAGGTGTAGATAGGTCGGCACAATACACAAGCCTCGAAGAATTCTACAAAGACTTAGTAGAACTTTACCATGCTGGTGAAGCTGGTAAAAGGGAATACGAAACAATCGTCATCGATAGCGTTGACTGGTTGGTACGCAAGGTCGTAGAGCAGGCCGCAGGTATTAACAAGAACAACCTAGAAATGACACTCAACAAATCTAATGGTGGCTATGGTAATGGTAAGGCTGTGCTTGAAAACCACATCCGTGCTAAACTTCTACCACTATTAGTCATTCTAAATAAGGTAGGCTATGGCATCTGTCTCATTGCTCACGCAGACCGCAAGACATTGATGGATGAAGATGGTATAGATACCGATAGAGTTGCACCTAAGATTGACGTAAACACTATGAATATCTTCGTAGAGTGGTCGGACAATGTGTTCTACCTCAAGAAGAAATCAGATGGGTCACGCATACTTGTGCTAGATGGTGACGATAATGTCCTAGCCAAGAACAGACTTAGCCTACACGGTGAAGTTGACCTCGCAGATGTAGATATTAATAAATTACTAATTCCAAAGGAGAAATAACATGAGTATTGATTGGGATAATATTCAAAACGAAATGGGTGGAGACTTTAAAAACTTTTATGCAGATGGTAAATACAAAGCCAAATGTGATGGTGTAGAAATCAAAGAGGTTGGCACTAATGGTTCTGTAATCATGAAGTTCCACTTTGAAGAGACTAACGAAGCACAGTACCCTACTGCAGACCACTGGCTGTCATTTAAAAATGATAACTGGCGTGCATGGCACAACAAGAACTTGATGGAAGTGCTTGGTGCTACGGAAGATGCTGCTAAGAAAGCAGTTGAAATGGCCGAGAGCAAAGAAGGCAAAGAGAATATCATTAAGGGCTATGAAGCTTGCTACAAGAAACTTCTAGCAAAGAAACCTGAGGTAGAAATTGAAGTTTATACCGATGAGAACCCAAGCACTGGCAAGTCATATGCTCGTGCAGAGTTCTTGGATCGTCGTGTTGCTATGCCACATGGCGACGAAGATAAGAAACCTGCTGATAAGGCAGAAGATATCATCTCACAAGGTGAAGCAGTAGACTTAAGCGAAGCTGACTTACCTTTCTAGGAGAGTAAATGAAAAAGCAAGGCTATGAAGTAAAACTCATAGACCATTGGACACCACCAGAAGGGGACGACTTACGTCCCCTTGTGGCTATGCCAAATATTCCAAAACCATTGCACTTGGTAAACCCTAGAAACTTATTGGGAAGAAAAACTTGGGATATGATGCGTAAGAGTGCGTACCATATGGCAAATGATACCTGCGAGATTTGTGGGTATAAGCCAGAGAATATGCATCAAAGACATGGACACGAGGTTTATGAGATTGATTATAAGGAAGGCACGGCAACATTCAAGAGAGTATTTTGTATCTGCTCTCTATGCCATCTAGGCGGCATTCATACTGGTAGGGCTATTACTTTGTTTAAGAAGGGCAATCCTTTGTACCCTAAAGAGTTTCTATTGCAGGGCGCAGAGCATGCGTTCAAAATTATCTATGAATATAATCAGGATCATCCTGACGCAGACCTCAGAGCTTACTCTACATACCTAGAGTATCTTAAGAGACCTGAGTTAAAGGAAGAGATGGTAAAACTCATAGAGAAATACAACATAAAGTTCTATGAAGAGAATACAAAGACCATGGCTGACTGGGCTGACTGGAGACTTATTATAGGGAACAAAGAGTACCAGACACCTTATAAGACCTACGAAGAGTGGGAGGAGGCTATGGAGAAACAGTCTGGTAATGACACCGCTCGTATCTTACAGAAGAACATTGAAGAGAAGTTCTCAGGGGGTGTGTTCGACGAGCTGGACAAAATACTTGACAAAGCACAAGACCTTTAATATACTTGTGATAACAATAACAACTAACCGAAAGGAGACTATAATGTCAGGGACAAAACTTGGTGGCATGCGTGCTGCCATAACAAATAAAAAGAAATATGGTGAGGGTTTTTATGCTCGCATCGGAGCTAAAGGTGGTCGCAATGGTCACACTGGTGGATTCGCCGCTATGGATCCAGAATTGAGGGCAGCTTGTGGACGTAAAGGCGGAAAAATCTCTAGGAGAGGTAAAGCCAAGAAGGAGGAAGATGAAGATCTTTAGAAAGAAATCCACAGAGGTAGACAACTTGGAACGTATGTTAGATATAATATCAGACCTTACTCGTGGCCTAGGCAGGACAGAGTTCAATAACCTTATTGAGGCCATCAAGTCTGTATATGAAGCGAGGCAGAAATTACGCAAAGTAAAGACAGACGAAGAAAAAGAGAATGCTGATATTGCTGAGGCAGAAAAGAGTTTTGAATATGAAGTTACGAAATAAAACTACTGGTGAGATAAGGGAGGCTAGAATTATAGGTGAACATTTACAATTATGGGGAGAAGCTATTAATGATTGGATAGATTATGATGACCTTGACTACTTAGCACGTAATTGGGAGAGATACAAAGAACCGAAAGATTATTGGTTCATTGATTACGATGGTGGGATTATACCATTTTCTAAAACGAAAGATACAGCAACAGACAAATTAATGAAGCAAATCGGCAACTACTTTGAAACCAAAGAAGAAGCCGAGAAAGCAGCGGAGAAGCTCAAGGCTTGGAAACGGCTGAAAGATAAAGGGATTAGGTTTAATGGTTGGAAATGCACTGGTTCAATATCTTTTACATTTGATAATTATTATGGCGATGGTCAACCAAAGTCTGCTAGTGATGAGTTAGACTTGCTTTTCGGAGGTGAAGAATGAACGGTGATATTACATTTGAAATCAGTTTAACATGGGCAGCGGTAGTATGCTTCATAGCATTGCTAGTCTTTATCTATAATTTAAAGAAGGGCGGAAAAGATGGAAGAGATTAAGACTTTACACGAACTTAATATCGAGTGGGGCTGTATCACTAATATGATGGATAAGATTGGTGATATTGAAGATAAGATTGAAGGTGGCTGGCCAGAGTTAGTGGAGATGGTGGCAGATGCTATCGACGAGGACTCCAAGGCCAACCCAGAAGATTTGTTCTTTAATCTTTATCAATTCTTATTTAGGTTATATTATAGGTTGAAAACTAACCCAGAGGTGAGGGAGTTCAACCAGGTAACGAAAGTTAATAAGGCAACTAAGGAGGTCTATAGAGTAACAAACTACAACTATCAAAATTTTAAGTGGGCAAAAAACAATGGGTTTGCAGATAAGATTTCTAACGACTTCATTGATATAGACCCAGACAAACTAGATGATAAAACTAAGAGAGCGTTTGAAAGACGCTGCAAATAAGGAGAATATATGATTCGCAAGAAAGATTTATTAGAAGCTATTGATTGTTTAACTGTCCAGATAGCACTTCAGGGAGATAGAATCCGTGACCTAGAGAGGAAGTTCTACGGAGCAAAAGAGAAGAAAAAGGTTGCACCTAAGACTACTAAACAGCCACGCACTAAAGATGGTAAATTCGCTAAGAAGAAATAGGTCTTTTCGTAGAGTAAAAAAATACCCCCGGTTGGGGGTATTTTTAGGTACCACTTTTTCTATTGTAAATAGTTGGGAATGTGATACCATAGAAGTATGGAAAGAAAATGCAAGGTAAAAGGATGTGATAGATCAGATATCAAAGGATATGGGATGTGCACGAAGCACTACCAAAGGTGGAAGCGCAATGGAACTACCGACTTAGTAATTGAATATGACGGACCTCGTAAGCAGTTCCCAAGAGAATATAAAACGTGGGATAGTATGCGTCAACGATGTCTTATGCCGTCGACTAAACTTTATCATAACTATGGTGGGCGTGGGATTAAGATTTGTGAGCGTTGGCAGGGAGCACATGGGTTCGCTCACTTTATAGAAGACATGGGGCCAAAGCCCAGTCCAAAACACTCAATAGACAGAATAGATGTTAATGGTGATTACAAACCGTCTAATTGCAGGTGGGCAACTCCTAGAACACAAGCTAGTAATAAACGAAATAGTGCCGCTGTACCTGGAGTTTCGAAGAACACTAGATGCAATTCTTGGAAGGCAAGATATAGAGCTGGTGGCAAAAACTTATTCGCCAATTTCAAGACAGAAGAAGAGGCTATTGCGCAGAGATTAGAGTGGGAACAAAAATACCCCCTAGATTAAGTGGGGGTATTTTCTATTGAATTTGTCAACTATAAGACTAACAATAGTCAAATGCGTCAAATTCTACGATTAACCCAAATTGGGCGAAGGTAATACCAGAACCTACATAAACCGTATCGATCATACCAGCATAGAGCTTGTCACAATCATAAGGTTTGATGTTTAGGTGGTAACCATCTTTCTCGAAGCTATAACCAACACGTGGGTCGAGGATAGCAACATATTGCTTTTCACCATCAGCAGACCATAGTGGGTATTGGGTGGTTAGGCCAGCGCCAGAACCAGAACCAGCACCTACAGTCATCCATGGAGAGCGTTCAAGTACGACTACAGGAACATCGATGCCAAGGATTTCTTTCACACGGTCAACCAAGCGATAGCCTGGGTATAGCCATTGTTCATAGGTGTTCACACGAGTGTTGCTGAAGTTCAAGTTGTAGACAGTTTCAACAGACTTGATAAGTTCAGTAGCGAACTCAGAAGTGATGAACACGGTTGGGTTGATGTTAGAGAAGCTTTGTTTGAGGTACCAGATTGCTTCAGGAACTACACAACGAGCGTTGGCAGTTACAGTGCCTTGGTCAGCCCAGTAGTGGGTTGGGTGGGTAGCAGCTAGAGCAGCATCAACAGTGGTAGCTGGAGCAGCTACAAGACCGTCGATAATCTTGTTCCAGAGGTCTACCTCACGGCCAAACTGATATGCACGGCGAGACAAAGCATATTGGCGAGTAAAGAACTCAGTAGTCCAGAAAGCTTTGTTCTTGTCACACATACGAACACCATAAGCATACTCGCAGTCAAAGCGGAAGCGTAGTTGTTCGAAGGTTGGCAAGGTGTTGATACAAGGAACTTCACAGTTAAGTACGATGTGGTCGTGGCAAGAATCACCTTCGTTAGCAGCATACTCGATTTCTTCTTTTTGGAAGAGTGAGAATGGGTTTTGATCCTTGCGGATGTTTACGATAAGTTCCTGACCATACTCGAGGTTACCGAGTAGGAGGGAGGTGTCAATCATTGATTCACCATTGAAGAAGGATTCAGCAGAGCTGAGTTCCATCTTGAGGGTTGGCTCATCCACGAGGTCACGTTTTACGATTTCACGATATAGAGGGAAGTTAATATCGTAATCGAAAAAGGTTTCCGTAGATGGAGCCGTAGGAGCGGTCACAACTGTCTGGCTGTAACCAGTGGTAATAGTAGCCATTTAGGTTTCCTTTACGTTTATTAAATTTGATTCTGTTTGCCTACCATACTCACGGCGATTGATGGTCGTCTTGGTTAAGGCTGTCAGTTAAATCGGCTTTGTCTAGCTAGTGGCTCTATAGGTTATCAAGCTATCGGGCTTGGCTAGGCTTAGTCTATTTAATGACCAGGCTTGTCTTTACTATACTATATAAAAATGGCAAAATAAAAATTTTATTTTAATGTCGTACATGATAGATTGGACGACTATGGGTCAATATTCAACATCAGAGCAGGTCATAGGGAAGTGGGTTGACGGACGTAAAGTATATCGTAAAGTCTTAACTGGAACAACAACAAACTCAGATATTCAAACTATCAATCACGGTATATCTAATTTATATGCAGTTATCCAAGTCAGCGGTTTTATTAAAGCTACTAATGGGTCTCAGCCAATTCCTCGTGTAGTCCCAGACGCAATTCAAACATATGGTATTGGCATCGGGGATATTGGGGCTAATGCGATTGCATCATTCCAGCATTTCGCCTCACAATATAAAAACTGTCCATATGCAATTATTTTAGATTATATTAAAACGTCATAGAACTAATTATTGGAATGGCAAGAACAGCAAGAAGTAGAAACAGTCTCCATCAGAAATAGTTGTACCAGGATTTGACCCATCAATCTTTTGCAACTCGCAAGTCAACGTCTGACCCGAAGTCATTAGTGATTTTACTACCGTTTGGTATGACCTAGATATAGTATTTCCACCTTGTATGACCCCTGAAGCTATAACGCTAGTTGATGCAGTCCCAGCGGTTTTCTTCCATGCTAATCTAATGGAGCCACCTCCGTATCCCCACATATTCGAGCCAAAACCAATAACAATCAGTGTTCCTTTGGCAGGGGCAGTAAAAGAAAATGATGCTTTTTGCGCTGCGTCCATTTTGAATGTCGAAAAATCTATCTTGGCCGACGTTACGGCGTTATTAGATATCATAGTAGTGTTGACGCTATTTGAAAGCCCAGTATACACTTCTGTTCTAAAAGTTCCAGCAGTACTGGCTCCGCCATACCATCCATTGCCATTACCAGCACGGTACATTTTTGGCCCAGTTGATTGAGTGTACCATCTTTGATAAATTTCATTGCTATGTCTTATAGTTTCTAGAAACCCATAAGAGGCAGGTTGATTGGTAAACCTGCTTCCAGTGTTGTACCATGTAAGGTAATACCCGTTGTTTGGGAGCAACGTCCTCCATGCAGCCGTAGTATCGGCAGAGGGGGTTAGATTGTCTGCAGTTTTAATTGCTTGGTTAACCGCAGTCTGAGCAAACTTAGCAGTGGTGACTGCACCGTTAGCGATGTCTGATGTACCAACCTGTGTAGAGCCACCATACACTGCAATGAAGTGACCATCAGCCAAAGGTGCTCCTTCTCCTGGGTCAGTAGTTGTCATTTGAATTGTTGGAACGTCTACTAAATCAGCCTTGTCTTTTACCTTATCTATCAAATCTTCCCATTGTCCTTCTGTAGCAGTTCTTGGGTCTGATGAAGCCATATTAAAATCCTTTCGGTATTATTTGTTATTATTATATCATTATTAACTTCCATATTTTCTATAGAAAATTCTAGCTACGCCGCCCACTGAACCATATATCTTAGTAGCTTTTACGGACAAATCACTTACTGGCCCATAAAAGTTAGTGATACGGGTAGTTAGGTTGCCTGTAGTCCCGCCATACATTCTGTCTGGAGCTAGCGCAGTAATAAATGAAAGAGAGGAAGTAGAGGTACCGGCAGTAGTTACGGACCTAACCCGCACAGTATATGCAGTAGCTGTCGTAAGATTAGATAAAGTAAACGTCCCAGAAGTAGCTGAGCCGCCGGCTGTAGTAATGGTAGTCCAGGTTGAGCCACCATCTATACTGTAAGAAAGCGTTTTGGTATATGCTCCACCATCAGCAGCAGTAGAATATGATATGGTTGCTCCATCTGTAGCTATACTCTGGACTGAAATTGATGGGGCAGCAGGTAGAGTTACTGCTGTCAGAGTAGACCCAGTGGTAGCTCCTGCTGTAGTGTTCACTCTGGTTCTTATTGAATAAGAGGTGTTAGCCGCACGACCAGTAATCGTATATGAGCCACTTGAAGCTGAACCTGTAGATACCGTGGTGCCAGTAGACCAGTTTGTCCCACCTAATGAATACTGAATTGATTTAGAATATGCGTTCCCATCTGCAGCAGTAGAATAGTTTATCTGAATCGAATTTACAGTTCTAGTTCCAACTGAAACAGAGGGGGCCGCTGCTCTAGTTACTGCAGTTACCTCAGAAGAATAGCTAGACCATTGTCCGTTGTTTGCTCTAGCACGATAGTGGTACTTCGTGTTGGCAGCCAAAGAAGAATGGGTGTATGTAGAATTTCCAGTTGTAGTCTTCGTTGTGAGTTGAGTAGTAGGGGAAGCCCCTGTCCCACCATAAAGATAGACGGTACCGCTAGATGGCGTTCCCATACTTGTAGTTCCCCAAGTGATAGAGTTGGTGTTCGTAGTCCCTGGGTTTGAGGCGGAAATCGTAGGAGTAGTAGGGGCAACAGCTTGGGATGGGATAGTAATAGAACCAGAACAACCGAGAACAGAATGCCCACCAGGGTTATTAAAAGTCCAGCTATATGTTCCACCAGACGTAGAAATGGTATATCCGGAAATAGCAGCTCTAAGGTTTACCCAGCTAGTACCGACTGTGCCACTGTAAGAATAGGCTGCCCCCTTACTCTGTCCGTTAAACGTGAGTGTAGCCTGAGTGTCTGCCCACGAACCAGTATAGGAGGAAGTTCTTCTGAACTGAATAGTGAGTGTAGCAGAGGTGCCAGAATAATCACATTTAATGCGTATCCTATTGTAAGTTCCTACTGCTACTTCACCTGAATAAACTGTTGCCATTTATCCTCCTTATGCCCACATTGCGTTCCACTCGTTAGTAGTAAATACTGCCGCTTGGGTGTCTGCTGAAATTGTACCATCACTTGCCACGGAAATGCCGTTCCCAACTATAACACCACCGATAGTAGATGTTGTGGCCGGTGAGAGAGAGAACGTTACTGTATCCCAGGTTCCGTCGCCTTTAAGGAATTTGGTGTCGTCTGTTGCGGCTGGAGCCGGAACGAGACCTTGCGTACCAGCAGATGTACCATCGGCACCGACGAAGTCCAC